TCATCCAAAAAACTGGCCAACTTGCCTTCATTTCTAGCCTATGATGGCAGCTTATCCGACGACATGACCGCACTTGCGCAGCTTTGGATTGATCCGAAAGGCCGGGTGTACGTCAAATTAAGGCACTGGATACCCAGGAACACCGCCCTCAAGTACCTGGAACGTGACCCGTCATGGGACTATTTGACCTGGAACACCCACAAACACGTCACATTATTGGATGAACCTACCATCAGCCCGAAGGTACAGAGGCGAATAGGCCGACTCATCGCCAAGATATCCAAGCACCACAACGTCAAAGCCCTTGCATACGACCGATACCGTGCATCACTGGTGGTATCGACCGTGGAGGCCACAACGAAGGTGCCGTGCATTCCCATTTCCCAGACCACGACCGGGTTAGGCCCAGCTTGCCAGGAATTCGAGAGACGATTGAAGGACGGCACCATCATTATACATCCAAACCTATGTTTCCGCCGCCAGTGTGACGCCGTTGAACTCACCACGGACACAAATGGTGGGTGCAGGCCGGTGAAAGAAGGATCGACCGGCATAAATAGAGGCAGCCGCACCAACAAGATTGACGGAATCAGTGCCCTCATCAACGGCATGACCCAAGTATTGAGGGAACAAATGGGCAGGAATAAACCAAAGCAGTGGAGTGGGAAGGTATTTACAGCATGAGTGGAATAATTCAAACACAACCGCCAGTGGTCACATACTATGGTGTGCAGCACGCAACGCCCACGATCATCAACCCATATTCCTGTTTAACCATTCCAGCCTTCTATAGTGGTGTACGCTTCATTGCCGAGACGCTGGCAGGATTGAAGAAAGGGGTGAGCCGAGACGAAGGCGAAACCAACCAGTGGGAACGAGCCCACCCGCTGAACAAGTTGCTGGTGAGAAGGATCAACCCGCTAACGATGCCCTTTGTGTTCTATGAAACCCTGTATCATCATTGCCTTGTCTATGGCAATGGGTATGCGTACATCAAGAGGGACAATCAATTCAACCCGATTGGGATTTACAACCTGGACCCTGAAACGGTCATTCCATTTCGGTTCATCATTGAAAATGGTGGTGAGCCTCAACAGTGGTACAGTGTCCGGCAGATTCAAGGTGTCATCACCGGCATCATCCCAGCCTCAGACATCATTCACATTCCGGGTTTGGGTTATGACTCACTTGTGGGTTTTCCCGTGGTGTACCTCATGGCGGAAACCCTGGAGTGGGCAAGAAACGCCCAGAAATTTGGATCGACTTACCTGAAACGTGGCACGAAGGTTCAGGGATCAATCGAGATACCCGGTGAGGCCACCGATGAGCAAGTGGAACAAATCCAAAATTTGTTGAAGAAACGACATTCAAATATTGAAACAGGGTACGACCATTTGGTGTTGACGGGTGGTGCGACCTTGAAGAACTCGACCATACCACCGCAACAATCCCAGCTAATCGAGACAATGGGTGCCACCGTCCTGGATGTTTGCAGGATTCTCAGGGTGCCGCCGCACATTGTTTATCAACTCGATCAGGAGAAGTATGCCAGCATCGAGCAAATGAGCATTGACGTGGTACGGTTCAGCCTGAAATCCTGGATTGAAAAGACGGAGGAAGAACTAAGTGCCAAACTGTTGGCACCAGCCGAGCAAGATGCCGGTTTGACTGTAAAATTCGACCTGGACGACCTGTTGAGGGGTGACAGCACTTCCCGCACTGACAACCTGTTGAAATTGGTCAATGGCGGGTTGCAGACCGCCAATGAGGCCCGTGCATGTTTGAATCTTCCGCCAGACGAAAGCCCAGAGGCGAACAAGCTAAGGGTGCCGGTGAGCTTTCCAGTGCCGGGACTCACGGACGGAGGCAATCCGACCCGACCGGGTGCCGCCTTGCCGCCAGCCCAGCCCAAGCACGCCCAGCATGACGACCCACCAGCACCAGCCGCAGGCCCAGCCGCCGCACCTGAACGCTTTGCAGACGCCTTGCAGCCCATTCTAGCCGACGCCTGTAACCGGGTAGATGCCAAGACGGACAAGGCATTCAGCAACCACGGCAGCAAGATCGGCCAGGATAGGACCATTTGGGCCAACGTCTTTTCCAATGAACAGGAGAAGTACAGCCGCCACGCCCTGGAACCCGTTGCCGCCGCCCTGGAACAAATCCAATGCAAACCGCTCGACCTGGATGCCATCAGCACTAGATACGGGCAGGCGATCCGAGCAAGGGCAGCGGGTGGACCTGGAAGGACTTTGATTGAAATTCTTGAGGGGATGAACCATGAACAAAAGTAAGAGAACAGTTTTCACTTCTAACGCTCGACTCACCATGACCGCCAGCAAGGCCACGGACGGCACCACAAAGCAGGGAATGACCTTAAAGGGTTATCCCATCACCTGGAACCAGACCAGCAGTGACCGTGGTGGTTATTCGGTTCGACTTGTGCCCGGCAGTGCCAAATTCACCACGCCAGCCCTTGCCCTGTACCGACACGACTTTTCACAAGTGATCGGCAACACCGCCAATGGCACCTTGAGAATCATGGAGGCCGACGAAACCGGCATTCCGGTTGAAATCGACCTACCCGACACCACCACGGGCAATGACGTTGCCGAGCTTGTGGCCAAGGGATACATCAGCGGCATGAGCTTTAGCATGGTGAACGGGTTTGAGAACTCATTCACCACGAAGGAAAACGACACCGAAATTGTGAACTGTACATCTTTCACCGTGGATGAAGTGACAGTGTGTGCCGACCCAGCCTTTTCTTCCACAACGATTGAAGTAGCGGATGAAGATGGTGAAGACGACGTTGAGCAGGAGCATGACGCCGCCGACGTTGCACCTGAAAGAATTGCAGCCTCACAGAAATTGTTAGCGAGCCGACTACATATGATGAGTATGAACCTGTAAGTGGGCAGAGTTTCCGCAATCGGGATCATCAAAAGGGGATTACAATGGATACAAAAGAATTGCGTGAGGAATACGCCAATCTTCACAAGTCTGTAGAGCAGATTATCACAGTGGCCGCAGCAGATAAGCGTGACTTCACTGCCGATGAGAAGGAAAAGCAAGAGAAGATGTTTAGCCGCTTGCAGGCGATCAATGAACAGCTTTCCGCCGAAAAGAAACTGGCAGAATTCAAGTTTGACGCCAACGACGTGCAGAAGCCGACCCAGCACCCAGGCCAAAACGCCCTGGAACAGGCCGAGCAGTTTGCCCGTGGTCAAATGGCAAAGATCGACCGTAAGGAATTCGGTAAGCACTTCACCCAATGGAGCCGCAACGGCGATGCAGGCAAGTTTGCCACCATCACGGGTGCCACACAATCCGGCATCATGCTTCCGATTGAAGTGGTTGAGCCATTGGTTCCAACCCGCCTGAACACGTTGCGTGAGGCCCACCAGCTTTTGGGTGTTGAAGTCTTCAAGACTCCAACGACCGCCAAGGTGAACCTGCCGGTGGCAAGTGCCACAGCCGGTGGCGTAGTTGCTGAAAATGCTTCCAGCGAAACCGAAAATGAACCCGGATTCACTGGCAGTATCAGCTTGCCAGTGTCAACTTACCAGAGTGGTTCAGTGTGGTTCAGCAATCAGGAACTCAGTGCTGTTGACTTTGATTTGTTCTCGGCAATCTATCCCGCAATGGTTTACTCCAAGGAATTGGGTTTGGAAAGTGCCGCAATGGCCGCAATCATTGCCGACACCAACATCACCCAGACCGTTGCGACCAGCACCGTCAGTGGCTTCACCTATGCTAATTTGGTGGGATTGAACCGAGCTTTCCCAAAGAGATATGACACCTTGAAGGCAATCGTGCTTTCCCAGGCCGCATACACCGCAGCGGAAAACCTGACAACCACAACCGGATACCCGATCCTTAACGCCCTGGACCCTCAGAATAGTTCCATGAAATACTTCAACGGAACACCAGTGTTGCGTTCAGATTACTTGCAGTCGTTTGGTGCAAATCATGTTGTCGGTGTGGCAATCTCATTGGTGGGCTTCCGCCTTAGAGATTGTGACGGACAGAACATTGCACGTTATGTGCAGTACCCTGGACGCCCAAACCAGACCGGGTTCAACTTGTTTGCCTATCACAGCTATGGGTATGACCCAGCCGCTATGGCAACACTCGTTTGCCCAGCATCCTAATTGAAGAACTAAAAGGGGTGAAAAGAGAACGGCAAGGTGATTTTCACCTTGCCGTTACTCATTTGGTGAGGCACGGCATAGATACCATTATGAGAATTCGATTTCTGGAAACATTATCAACACCTGTAGAAGTCTATTTGGGAGCGAAGGAATACGAAATGGACGACCTCACAGCCCGGCAGGCGATAAGGGCAGGAATTGCCCTGGAAGTGAAGCCTGAACCGAAGCCCTTGCCCAAACCGAAGGCAGAAAAACCCAAGGCCGAGCCGACACAATCCAAGTAAGGGAGGCCCATGAAGTACAGCAACGCCAGACCTTCAACGCCCGCCCTCATCACATGGGACCAGATTGCAGCCCAGCTACGGCTAGACCAGACCGACGATGAGGATTATGTGAATGACCTCATCGACGCTTGCACCGACTACGCCGAAACCGCCCTGGAATCGAGCCTGTTGAATCGGACAATCACCGCCACCTTCTACCGCCAGGATACGCTTTGGCTTCCCAGAGGCCCGATTGTGAGCATTACCAGCGTGACCGATGCCAATGGCAACCACCCGCCATACGACCTGGAAGGATATGGCACTGCCGATTTGCTGGTGTGCCCACAAGGACACGTCAGCCCATTGACCGTGGTTTATGTCGCCGGGTTCGGCACCGATTCCACAAACGTGCCCGCCCAGATCAGGCAGGCGATCAGGGTACACGTCAGCACCTTGTATGAAAACCGTGAATCGGTGGCCGACAAGAACATGATGCCGGTGCCACATTCACTTGAGAGCTTTTACAGATTGAACGCTCGCCGGAGAGGAATTGCATGAAGGGCGAAGACACTGGATACATTTACGCCCTTTGTGACCCAGAGGGATGCCCACGCTACATAGGCAAGACGTGCAATCCACGTCAGCGGATGAAAGTACACCTATCAAGAGCTAGAAATCCACGGTATCGCACCCATAAGGATAATCTTATCCGAAAATGGCTTAGGCAGGGATACACACCCGGCATGACCATTATTGAAGAAGTACATGGCACCGAAAAAGACCTAAATCAGGCCGAAGAGGATCAAATAATGTTCATTGGATTGATTGCAGGGTTCGACCTCACAAATCTCACCTATGGTGGTGACGGACAGAAGGCCACAGAGGAAACCCGAAGAAAAATAAGTGAGAAGGCCAAAGGCCGCATTCTATCACCAGAAACAAGAGCAAAGATTGCCGCCACGCTAACAGGAAGAACACGAACCGATGAACTAAAGCAAAAGGTGTCAGCGGCATTGAAAGGACGGCCCAGCCCGCTTAGAGGAAGAACATTGACAGAAGCAGACCGCCGAAACAAGTCAATCGCCCAAAGGAAGCGATTTGAGCGTGAGAGAGCGGAACGGGAGGCGATGTGAAATCAGGCCAGCTAAGAAAACGAATCACCTTTCAATCACCGACCACGATGCAAGACTCGTTTGGCCAGGATGTGCCCACCTGGACCGATGTGGCCACGGTTTGGGCCGCAGTGCAGCCCTTGAGAGGCCAGAACCTTGCACTGGCCCAAGCATTCACCTTGTCCCAGACCGCCACCCACAAAATTACCATTCGGTACAACTCCCAACTTGTAGGCCAGAACAGTTACAGGATTCTCTTGCAGCCCGACAGTGTGCCACTGACATCGGCACCCGACTTTGAAGACTTGGATGATTCAGATTTTGCCGACCTGGATGATAGTGACTTTGCAGACTTACCCAACCAAGCCACCTATGAGACGTTTCCACCCAGGATTTTCACAATTCAGCAAATGGATGATGAGAACGAACGCCATCGGCAGATTGACATAATGGCCACCGAAATCAAACTATGATAGTCAAGATCATTGAATCAGTTGTCACACCCGTTCAGCAATACACCGAAGGAATGGTGTATGACGTGCCGGACGTTTTTGGACGTGAATGGTGTGACCGTGGACTAGCCGAGCCGTCCAACGAAATACCGCACGATGTACGAGCCCTATTTGACCGCTTGGACATCGGCAAGGACGGAACCGCCCTTTTCTTGCCGCACATTGGAGAATTCGGACATGAAGTGATGACCCAGATGAGGATTGTGCATTTCAATCGAGCAAGGCACAAGATTGTATGTTGCCGCCCTGGAAATGAATGCCTTTACCCAAGTGCCACCCAATTTGTCACGACCTGGAACGATCCGATGGAAGACCTGGACCGTTGCGGGTGTGGAGAAGCCCGTCAGTGGCCAGACATCACCCAGCACTTCCCAGGAGCCGCCATTGTGCCAGCCGGTGGACTCACGCACGATCAGGAATTGTGTGCCATCAACCCACGGGATCGTATTCCATTCACGCCCAAACGCCGCAACTTGCGGAAGGTTGATGTACTTTTAGGGGTTCGCAATCGTGGCTTTGCACCTGAAAAGAATTGGCCACACTGGCAGCAACTCGCCGACGCCCTTGCCGACGCCGGATTGACCTTTGCAGTGATCGGCACCAGAGGGACAAGCCACGACCTGGAAGGCCAGGAATACCACACCGGCGATATCGACACCGCCGCCGCCCTGGAATTGTTGATGCAGCCCAATGCCTTATTTGTCGGGACCGACTCAGGAGCCGCCCACCTTGCCGCCACGGTGGGAACCCGAATGATTGTTTTCCGGCAGGAGCAATACCGTGGTCACAGGAATCTTATACCCAGGATGGAAATGGTGAACCCTGGAAGAATCACCCACCTGGAAGGGGTTTGGGACCAGCCCATGAAGGTTATCGCCGAAGTGGTGCATACATAAGGCATGGACGTTCAGGTTAAGGGACTCACAGAATGTTTGAATGCACTCAAAGAACTTGATTCTAAAGTGCAGAAATCCATTCTTAGGAAGGGACTACGAGCCGGAGCGAAGATCGTACTGGCAGCCGCCAAGGCCGACGCACCCGAACGCACTGGACGATTGAAACGGAACCTCAAAGTGAGGGGTGGCAAGAGTGGCAAGGGCAAGGTGGGTTTGACAGTGGGTGCCAGTGCCAAGGACTTTACAGGCCCGGCATTTTACGCCTCATTTCTGGAATATGGATATCACACCCGACCACGGAAGACATCCATTTCCACGGCCAGTGGAAGGAAGCCAATTGAAGGCCAGCACTTCCTTCTAAAAGCCTATGAACAGACCAAAGAGGATGCACTTGACGCCGTGGTGCAGACTTGGACCGACCTAATCGAGCAGGCGACAAATGGAGGGAAATGAGCTTACCAGAACAAATGTACACCAAACTTAGCACGACCACGGCAGTTAGTAGCCTCATCGGAAACCGAATTTATCCTGAATACGACCTGTCAGCCGACAAGGTGTATCCGCTTGCAGTCTACAAAATTGAGAACGTGACGCCGCAGCTTGCCAGTGACGGACCCACGGGACTGGAATCCGCCGACTACATCATTGCCGCCATCAGCCCGACCTATGGCCAAGCCCAGCAAGTGGCCAGAGCAATTTACAACGCCCTGGAAGGGTACAGTGTGACCACGGACGACATCCAAATTCAAGGGTGTTTCCTGAAAGACGATGGATTCACTGACAATGTGATGACCGAGCAAGAGAGTGAGCGAATTCTTTTCTATATCACCGAAGCATCGTTTCAAGTTTGGTATGCCCTGAACACCTAAATGGGAGATCACCAGCATAGATAAGGTACTTTTGAAAAGGGGAATATGAGCGGAACGCAATCAAAGATTGGATTTGGAATCACGTTGAGTCACAGCACCACCAGTGGTGGCAGCTATACCGCAATTGCGGAAATCCTGGAATTGACACCACCAGCACCATCGGTGGACGAAGTGAAGGTTTACCGGAGTGACAACACCGCCGCAGTGGTCGAAAAGATACCTGGATGGACCGAAGTAGGTGATTGTGACATGACAATCACTTACACACCCGCAAATCGTGCCGCCCTGGAAGGTTATTTGGGTGTGCCCGCATTCTGGAAGATTACATATCCAACGTGTGGCACCCAGACCGTGCAAGGGGATATTGACGCATTCGGTGGGTTCTTGAAAGAGATCGGCAAGGAAACGCCCTTGAAGGATGCCATGAAGTGCAAGGCGAAAATTGCCATCAATGGTGGAGTGACCTACACCGCAGGATCGTAAAGGGAATGCCATGAGCCTGAAAGACCAAATCCTAGCCGCCAATGACGTGAAGGCCGAGCCCGTGGCTGTGCCGGAATGGAATTGCACGGTTTTCATCAAAACCATGAGTGGACACGACCGGGACCATTGGGAAAGTTTGGCTTTCCCAGAGGGAAAGCCCGTTGAACATGGGTACAGGGTGACGCTGTTGCTGGTGGCCCTTGTCGATGAAAAGGGTGAACGGGTTTTCAGTGATGCCGATATCAACCTGTTGAGTGGCAAGAGCAGTGGAGTGATTAACCGCCTGTATGACGTTGCCGCCAGGATGAACGGACTCACCCGCACCGATGAGGAAGCCGCAATAAAAAACTGATAAAGCATCCTAACAGGATGCTTTATCATAGGGTGGCAGACGCCAAGGGAATGACCTTGAAGACCTTCCTGGAAAGCCACACTTCACAGGAACTCACCGAGATCATCGCAAGGGATCGACTCGACCCCTACGACCACATAGGGAGGATTGAACTTATCGGTGCCAAGGTTCTTGCAATGTTGTTCAACATCAACAGGGACTCAAACCGAAGTGAGGCCCTTAGTTCAAGTGAATTCCTTCCCAAATATGGTGAGACATACAGGGAGGAAGTGGAAAACATCATGACGCCGGAACAGATGAAGGCGAAAATGGCCAAGTTAAGGAAATGAACAATGGGATCAGTGGGCAAAATTTCGGTGAACCTGGAAGCCGAATCGGCCAAATTCTCCCAAGGTACACAACAAGCATCCAAGGACGTGAACCGCCTTAGAACCGACGTTGAACACCTGAAAAAAGCAGCAGCCGGAGCCGATGTTTTCGACCAATTGCGTGAGGGTTTGGGCCGGAGATCGGCATTAGGGGAAGCCTCAGAACTTCTCAAAGGTGGTGGCCCAATTTCCGGTTTGACCGGAGCAGCCGAAGCCATCAAGTCTATGGCCGAGCAGGCGAAGAACCTCAAAGACCAATTCCAATCAGGCAAACTAAGTGCAGGCGAATTAACCGAGAAATTGATTGAAGGGGTGCCCATTGTTGGCCAATTCTGGCAGGCCGGAAAGGCAATTAGGGAATTATTCACCAATGAGGGTGCCGACCTGGAAAACGCCAACACCCAGGCCAAGGCCCTGGACGAAGTTTTGAAATCCCAAAAGGCCACCTTTGCGACCTTGAAGGATTCGGCACGGGATTACGCCGATTTTCTGGAAGAAGTAAACCACCGCATCAATCACGCCACCCTTACCGATAACGACGCCAAGGACGTTTACAGCTTACGCCTTGCCGCCGATGAACAGGCCGACCATGCAGCAGCCGCCCAGAGTGAGGCGATTGAACGTGAGCATCAGGAGAAGCTAAAGAAGATCAGGGAAGAGACACAACCCGCCATCGACGCCACCCGCAAGGCCCAAAAGGATTATCAAGACAGCAACAAGGGTGACGCCAGTGCCCAGGAAATCCAAGTCCACATGCAGACCCTTGCCAACATTTCGGCAATGGCCCAGAGGGACCGCCAGGAGGCCGAAGCCCAGATCGACGCCACATATGCCGCCAAGCAAGTGAAGGCCGCACAGGCAGCGGCATACGAAAAAACCGCCGAAGAAAACAAAATTGCCCGTGAAGTAGGAGCCGAGCAAAAGGCCAATGCCGAGAGGGACGCCAAAGAAATCAGTGACACCCAGGCCGAAGCCCAGGAACAAACCCTGGAAGCACAAGGCAGGCACTTTGAGGCCGAGAAGGTGAAACTAGACCACGCCTTGCAGGAAAAACTTGCCGCCATCAAGAAGGAAGCAGAGGAAGAATCCAAGACCTTTGGTATGAACGATAGGGAGAATCAGGCCAAGGTTGCTGCCGGTGCCCAAGACAAGATTGCCGCCGCCAGTGCCAAGTATCAGGCCGACCTGGATGAAGCCGCTAAGCAAGAGGAAATCCGAAAGTGGGATGAAACCCAGAAGGCAGCGGAGGAAGCCAACAAGGCCCGGAACGAGATGATGGAGGAAGGCCGCAAGTTGACAGAGGATTCACTTTCACCCCTGGAAAAGTATCAGGAGAAATTGAACGACATCCGCCAGCTTTACTATTACGATGCCATAGACAAGGCGACGTTTGACAAGGCCACCCAAAGAGCAAATGACGAACTGGCCAGCAGTGTTAAGCAGCAGACCGGACATGCAGGAGCCGAAACAAGGCGATTTGATTTCAACCTTGCCAAGCAGGATCAGCCGATTGACCCGATTCAGCAATTGGTTCAGGAGCAGAAGGACGCCACCGACGCCGCCAAGAAGGCAAATGCCAACCTGGATGAGATAGTTAGGTTGCAGAGGAACAGGGACCGTGACGCAAATGAAGTAATCAATTTCTGAAAAGGGGACCAGTGGGAACGTGGAATGTATGGCGAGACATCGGGAGGGAAGACCAGACGGAGTTTGACGCCGCCTATGACGGCAGCAGCATCGACCAGCATGTTATTCAAACCTGGATTGCAGAATACTCCGACGTGACCGCCACGACCCTTGACGCCGCTTCCGCATCGGGAATACCTGTTGCCGGATCGTACTACACGCTGGCAGGAATTCCGTGGTGGAAGGTTATCAGGGTGATGCCGAAACGCTCGACCGAATCACCTTTCACCTTTGAAGTGCAAGTTGAATACGAGAGAAAAATCAGCCTCAACCCAGGCGACCCTTGGGACATCACGATAGCCTTTTCGGGATCGCCCTTTTCCCAAACCGCCTACAAGGACAAGGACGGCAATGATATCGTGAACTCGGCAGGCCAGAGCTTTGACCCGACCTTGCAGAAACAATACTTTGATGAAAAACTTGATATAAGCTACAAGACGACCAGCCCACCAGACCTGTCAGATTACTACGGCAAGGTGAACAGTGATGAAGTGTCATTCACGATCAGTGGCATCAGCAGGGACTACACAGCCCGCCAATTGAAATTCACGGAAGGAAACATAAGCACGACCCTCACATTAGGTGACACGGGCAATACGCCAGTGTGGGACGTGAAGCTATCTTTCCTTGCCCGGCAGGATACATATGTCAATTCGGTGTTGGATCAGGGATTGTGTGAAATCAAGGCCGGAAAACTTGCACCTATTTTGGACGAAGTGACGAAACAGAACATCAATTCACCCGCACGATTGAACGGTTCAGGAGTACACTTGGCAGTAGGTGGCACACCTGTCTTCCTTACTTTCAAGATCGAAGATGAGACGGCACTTTCACCGCTATTTGACGGATTATCCTAATGAACCAGACGACCGCCAGTTTCACCCGACCCGCCGCCGAAAAGATTGTGAATGCGACGAAGATGGTATTGGGCCAGAACACCGACCTGTCAGGGTCGCCGGTGAAGACTCACAGCAATTACACCAGAGAGTTTTGGGCCAGCATTGATGACCTGGATGATTCGGTTTCTCCAATCCAATACGCTTGGACAGAGACGGGTGAACCCGGATTCACTGTCAACAGCCCACGGAGCGGAACCACTGCCGTCAATTTCGCAACAGAAATCGTCATTGTTTACCGCCCCCGCGCGCTTTTTCTGATAAGAGGTGCTAAGATCCCGGCGGCATGGATGCTCCGCCGTTGGACATGACGTCTGAATCACCCGCCTGCGGCGGCTGCGCCCAGCGGGATC